CGTGGCCCGGGTGCGCTCGGTCGGCAACTCCTACGGCTACAGCCTTCAGGAGATCCGCAACGCGCAGTTCGCCAACCGCAACCTGGAGCAGCGCAAGGCCAACGCCGCGGTGCGTGCCCAGCGCGAGACCTGGAATCGGATCGCCTTCTACGGGGATGCGGACCACGGCCTGCAGGGGTGGCTTACCAACCCCAACATCCCCTCCACCACCGTGGAGCAGAACAGCGGCGGGTCTTCCACGCTGTGGGCCGACAAGACGGCCGACGAGATCCTGGCCGACATGAACGCTATCGCCAACCAGCCGGTGGAGGAAACCAACGGGGCCGAGCAGCCGGACACCCTGCTTCTGCCCATCAACCGCTACACCTACATCCACAGTACTCCGCGCTCCGGCGATTCGGATACGACCATCGCGGATTACTTCCTGCGGAACAATCCGTACATCGACACCATCGAGTGGTCGAACGAGATCCTGGAGTCCAACCGCACGGCGAACCTCGACAGCGATCCGTTCAGCGGCGAGATCATGATTGCGTATCGGCGCGATCCGGACGCCATGACCCTGGAGATGCCTCAGATGTTCGAGCAGCTTCCGGTCCAGGAGCGCGGCCTGGAGTTCGTGGTGCCCTGCCACTCCCGGATCGCGGGCGTGCTGATTTACTACCCGCTGTCCCAGGCCGTCGGGGAGGGCATCTGATGAGTGTCAAGGTCCGCAACAACCAGGCCCGCATGCAGCGCATCGAGGGGGTGACGTTCGCCCCCGGCCTGAACAGCGTGGCCGAAGACAACTGGAAGCGCATCCAGAAGCACCCCATCGGTGCCAAGAAGATCGAGAAGGGGCTGCTTGAGGAAGTGCATGCCAAGGGCAAGGAGCAATCCGCCACTGAACTGGCCAAGGAAATCCCCGAGATCTACGACATGCCCCGGCTCCAGGAGCTGTCGGGGGACAGCCGCTCCACCGTGGCCCAGGCAGCGCAGAAGCAGATCGACAAGATCAACGCCGCGAGCGGTGAGCAGTAATGGCCACCGCGAGCGAGATCCTAGACGCAATCGCGCCCGAGCTGGCGTCTGCCGCTAACAAGCAGACCCACCTGGATCTCGCTGATTCGCAGACCGGTAGCGTCTTCGGCGATCAGTACGAATACGCCGTGGCGCTGCTGGCTGCCCATACATTGACGCTGGCCCAGCGCGGGGATTCCGTCGGTGGCAGCGCCGGCGCGGTGTCCTCTCAAAAGGAGGGCCAGCTTTCGGTCTCGTTCGGCGGGACCGTTGAGTCCGGGGCGCTCGGGGCGACCAGCTACGGGACCGAGCTGCAACGGCTGCGCCGGCAATACATCATCGGCGCCCGAACGAGGCACGTCTGATGGCGCGGAATGAAGTGGTGGACCGGGATAAAGGCTGGAAGCGCATCCGCCGCCAGGCCCGAGAGTTCAAGGACTCCGGGGTCAAGGTTGGGGTGCTCGGCGATGCCGAGCGCGACGACGGCGCGGACATGCTTTTGATCGCCCTGGCGAACGAGTTCGGCACCGACACCATACCGGAACGGCCATTTATTCGGGGTGCCTACGGCGAACACAAGCAGGACCTCGGCAACACCAAGGACCGGATAGTGCGGCTTGTGTTTGACGGACGGATCGACGTGTCCCGCGCCCTTGGGCTACTGGGCGAGAAGCACGCCGGCCAGATCCAGGAGTACATGACCGCCCTGGACAATCCGCCCAACGCCCCCGCAACCATCGCCGGCAAGCGCGGCAGCACCAATCCGCTGATCGATACCGGCCAGCTGCGCCGGTCCATCGACTGGGAGCGCGACTGATGTTCCGGCGGGCGCTGACCGTAACCCGCACCGACCCCGGGCAGTATGTGGACGGCATCTGGCAGGAAGGCGCGGCCTCCACCTTCGAGGGCCGGTACAGCGTGCAGCCGGCCAGCCCGGATGACATGCAGCGGCTACCGGAGGGCCGCCGGGGTCGCGATGCCTACACCCTCTACGGCGAGCCCGCCCTGCGGCAGGCTGACGCCAACGCCCAAACCAACGCGGACCGGGTGGAGATCGACGGTGCCATGTTCGAGGTCGGAGCGACGCAAGAGTGGCGCAACGGGATCATCCCGCACCACCGCGCCGTTGTGACCAGGGAGCCTGAGCAATGAGCACGGAGGCGCTGCGGCAGTGGGTGGCGGACCGGACCGGCCTGACGGCTATCTGGCAGCACCCCAACGCCCCGCGCCCGGCCCGGCCCTACGCCAGCCTCCAGGTAATCAACAGCGCCCGGGTCGCCCTGCCCTACACCACCCCGCCGGATACCGAGGGGGCGGTAGAGGTGCAAGCACAACGGGAGGTGACCATCAGTATTCAGATCCACGAATCGGCCGACACCGCCGATCCCCGGGCCGCCATGGAGCGGGCCGAGTCCTTGCGGGACAGCTTGGAGCTGCCCGGCGTGCGCGACTACCTGGCCGCCAATGGGTGGGCCCTGCGGGACACCGAATTGCTGGCCGATACGCCGGAACTGGTGGACACCGCATGGGAGCCGCGGGCCACCTTTGACGTGCGGTTCGGCCATACCGTCACCCAGAGCGACGACGCCGGACTGCTGGAGACTGCCGAGATCACCGGGACCGTCGAGAGCGGCGACGCTTCCGAGACTACAGACACCACCCTGGAGTAAGCCATGGCACTCAGCGATTACGCCGACATTCAGGTCTCGTTCGAGGCCCAGACCGTTACCCGGGCCGGGTTCGGAACGCTGCTGTTTATCACCGAGGACGAAACCTTCTCATCGCCCACGGTTAACGGCCCCTACGCCTCGCTGGACGAGGTGGAAAGCGACTACGGGACCGGAACTGAGCCATACCTGTTCGCCCAGGAGGCGTTTGCGCAAGGCGAAGGATTCTCCGCCCTCAAAATCGGGCATAAGGACGCAAGCGCCGACACCTGGACCGATATCATCGCCAGCATCATCAACGACGAGGACGCCGACTGGTACGCCCTGGCGGTAGAGACGCGCACGAAGGCTGATATCGAGCTGGTGGCCGCGGAGGCGCAGGCCCGCAACCGGCTGTACATCGCGGTTACCGCAGACGATGCGGTACTGGACGATCAGGACGACACCGATATCGCATCCTCCCTGCTCTCCCAGAGCTACAGCCGTACGGCGGTGCTCTACAAGAGCGACGGCGACTCCACCTATCCGGAGGGCGCCTGGTTCGGGCGGATGTTGCCAGAGGACCCCGGGGCCGCCAATTGGGCGTACAAGTCCCTGTCCGGCGTAGCCACCGATAGCTTTACCAGTGCGGAGCGCGGCGCCCTCCGCGACAAGCGTGCCAACTACTACGAGAGCGTGGCCGGCAACCCCATTACCTACGCAGGCTACACCAGCGAGGCCGGCAAGTTCCTGGACATCATCCGCGGCGTGGACTGGCTGCAAACGCGCATGCAAGAGGACTACATCGCGCTACAGACCAGCCAGGACCGCATCCCCTACGTGGGCGGCGGCGAGATCATCGAATCCGAGGTGGTCCGGCGGCGTTTGGACATTGCCGTGGATCAAGGGGTGATTGCCGAGGGTTACGAGGTAACCGTTCCCGGCTACCGGGACCAGGACCCCACCGAACGAAGTGCCCGCAACTACCCGGGTATCACTTTCAACGCCACATACGTGGGCGCCATCAACACCGTCGAGATCGACGGCGTCGTCAGCCCGTAAAGGAGATAGACCATGGCCGTGTACACCTACGCAGCCGAGAGTGTTGCGCTTATCGTCGGCGGGGTGCCGATTTCCGGGCTGGCCGACGGCACCTTTGTCTCGGTATCCCGCGACGAGCAGGCCTACAACAAAACCACCGGAGCAGACGGAACCACCAGCCGCTCTCGCACCGGCAACCGTTCCGGGACCATCGCCATCACGCTCCAGCAGACCAGCCCGAGCAATGACGTGCTATCCGGGTTCATGCTCGCTGACGAGGCGGCCGATAACGGCGTGGTACCGGTGCTGATCAAGGACACCTCCGGCCGCACTTTGCACTACGCGAATTCGGCCTGGGTCCAGCAGAAGCCGGACGAAGAGTTCAGCAAGGAGGTCAGCGAGCGCGAATGGACGCTCGATTGCGCCCGGATCGACTCGTTCGTGGGCGGCAACACTAGCCAGACCGGGGGCTGATAAATGAGCCGAGATCCGCAAAAGCATATCGTCAACGGCCACGAGTGGGAAATCTACCCGTGGGACGCCATGCACGGGCTGCGCATGCAGGCCCGACTCGCAAAGCTTATCGGCCCGGCCATCGGCCAGGCCGGCGGTGCCGACAAGCAATCCCTCATGGAGATGGACGTGGGGGCCGTGATCGGCGCCCTGGTAGAGCGCGTGAATGACCAGGAGACCCCGCAGCTGATCCGCGACATGCTTCACGGCACCTTCGTGGATGGACAGGACATCTCCATGGACAAGGTGTTCAACGAGCATTTTTCCGGCAACTACGCCGAGCTGTATGAGGGTCTGGCCCACATCGTCCGCGTCAACTTCGGCGACCTTTTTACCATGGCGGCGTCTATTGGCAATTCCATGGGCGCCGCCGACAGCAGCCAGACCTCCCCGGAGAGCTAGCCGAGTCCGTGCGGACGGAGTGGCCAGCGTGGCGGCTGGTGATGGACGGGGTA